TTACTCAAATCACTACCTGTTAAGTCTAGATACTCTATCTTCCTACCAAAAGAATATATGTCTTTATCAGTATATTTTGCTTTACCTTTTGTCAAACCAATAGTTTGTATAGTACATTCTGCTCCTATACCTATTTCAGATAAAAGTACTTCAAATTCTGAATATCCATATATTTTATCATCGTGTAATATTCTTAAATATGGATTCTTTAGTTCTTCTATAATTATATCTTTTATTGTAGTATGTTCATTAATATCTACCGCTATTATATCTCCTTCTTCCTTTCTCACGTATATTTGCGCCATGTTGTAGCTTTAGACACGTTGGTTACTATAACAAAAAAATATTCATTTTTTTTATATCTTCTGTCATAATCTATTCAATTTTAATCCCGTAGATGATGAGATTTGATTTCTATTCCCCAGTGTAAGAGAGTTTGTGCTATCTTCGGAGACACGTCTCCTACGTCTTTAGCCGTTTTACCTTTCTTTTTTAACATATTTATAAGTCTATTGCCAAATCTTGCTCTTACGCCTTGCCATCTTTTTATTTGTCTTTCGTCGTCTTCTGTACGTATTCCTTTGTAAAAGTTACAATAAAAATTGTACCAGCCATAAGGCGCAGATTCGTGTATCCATCCACTCTTACACCAAGCTTCATATGTCTGTCCTACTTTAACTCCATATTTATTTATATCTTTATCGTAATCTTCCCATTCTCTTGTTAAATGATCTTCAGGAATTCCTTTCCACCAAGATTTAGGATATTTTTTATGTTGATTCTTTAAAACTTTCTTATCGCCTACACAACTTTTTATAGAACGCCAATAGGTCCCACCGAATGCACCTTCTTCCATTATTTCAGCAGGTGTTACATTTGGTCTAAAGTCAGGATAATCACTAAATATTATGTCTCCGTTTTTTTGTCGTTTCTTAGACATTATATATATAATGATTATCAACGAAAATGAATTTGTTAGATTTAAATTCGAAAATGGATTATTAGAGGTTAAAGTGAAAAAAAGATAATGCTGATGATAAAATAAAAATTATAGTAAATCTATTTCCTCCTTCTTGATACTTAATTATTTTTTTTATTATTCGTAAAAAATAATTATGTTTAACATATCATATATATTAAATGGCTAAAGATTACATAGCTTACCCAAATTCTTATGATAACTTTCCAGCAAATGACGTTAAAAAGTGGTGTGGAATATCTCAAGATATTAATACGGAAGTAATTAAATTAGATGGATTTGGTGGTAATTCAGATGATGAAGATAAAGCGTGTTATGAATTATTACGTAATTATAATACAAGACCAGAATGGAATGATAAACGAACTCCACAATATTCTACAAAAACTAACAAACCAGTATCAACCGATTGTCGTTTAATATCTGATCAATTACCTCCAGGTTGTTCTTGGCCTTATAGTTACAATACACCTCTATATACATTACCTAAGAGTGGTAGATGGCCATACTCAAATAATAAATTGAATCAGACTTTTAATACTTTTAGAATATCTGGTTTATCTGAAAATCAATGTAAAGAAATAGTAGCTTCAGGAAAACGTCCAGTATTTCGTATTAGGAATCAACAAAATAATTATTTGAGTTATGTAAAACAGGGTGATAAACTGTTTGTAAAAGGTAAAAAACTCGTTAATAATGATACTTCATTTTATTGGTGGTTTGAAAATTACAAGGTGGAGGAAGTTGATGGAAAAACTAATATATATTGTACTATATGGAACTATGATGAAAATAAAGTATTAAAGGTAGGAGGAGAAGGATATTTAAATAAGGATCCAGCTTATCAACAAATGATATTAATACCTTATACGGAGAACACTAAAGATAATACTTGGGTATTTGTACCGAATTCAGAGGGTACTACAACTGGATTGATTAAAACACTATATAGGGTAGATAAAGATAATAAACCGGACTTTACATTAACTATAACAAATGATTCTGACAATCACGTTGTTACAGCGCCCATTGCTACTAACATTTATTGTGGACAGAAAGACTCTACTTGTATGCTTACTATAGAAGCAACGACAGTTCCCATAAAGACAGGAAATAATATCGATATTTCGTCTGGTTTATACGAATATTGGGATAAGGGCGATGGATATAAAGAATGTATGTTATTTCCAGGAACTGATGGTAAAACTATAATACCAAAAGAACCTATTGTGACTAGTGATCCAGTAACTGTACAAAATTATATAACTACACCTGATAATGTTATTAATCCAGTGACTGGTAGATTTGACTTGCTTCAAACTCTAGAAAAACATTATGTAGATGATAAAGCAAACAATGAATTAGATTATGTAGTATTAAATAGAAGAATTAGTCCAAGTGATATGGGAAAACAAGTAACTTTTAGTAATGTCGAAAGCGAAAATAATTGCTATGATATAATGAAAAATGAACAAAGTTCTGATTTTTGGCCAATGGAAGGCGATACAACAAATATTCCTATATTAGCAGAATATGATACATCTAATAAAACATGTAAATTATTTAACATAAAACAAGATGCCCAAAACTCTACTGGAGCATATATTTTTGGTTATAAAGTTGATTATGGTATATTAGGATCTCAGGCTACACCAGCAGGAACGGCATCAGAAGTAGATACTTGTTTAGAAAGAAGTATGGGTATAGGTAAAAATTATCCTTTGGTATCAAAAACAGTATCAGAATGTAATTTTCATGATTATGATAGCCCATCAAATGATAAATTAAATATTAAGACTATTGTAGATATGCAAAAAATATTTGAAAAATATAAAAATTGTGCTTTAAGAGATACTGATAAAGTAGCTCAGAATGACTGTACTCATTGGGGTGCTTTGAATTTTGATAAAAGTCATTCGATAGATGAAGTAATGGATGCATGGTGTGTATCACAAGCGACTGTTGGTGGTAAAGATATAAATGACTTAGATAACTGGCCTATATCATGTCACTGTATTGCTGCTAAACATATAAAAGATGGAAATACTATTCAACTAGATGAGGCATGGAATAAACTTTCTAAAGCAGCACAAGATAAGTATGGAGAGGAACATAAATTATGTGTTATTGATGAATGTTTTCATAAAGCAGAAAAGGATGGTATAAATTACTATCGTCCAAGAGAAGTAATAATAGATGATGGTTCAGGAAATGAACCATGTGCTAGATCTTCATGTAGTATTAATATAAAATCTATAGGTGGTAAATTTACAGGGATTGGGTGCGGAAAAGGTAGTGAACTTGATGCAAGATATAAATGTGTTAGTGATACATGTATTCAATCTCCCGATAGCGATGGATATAGTAGTTTAGAAGAATGTGCAAAAGCATGTGATAAAACTCCAGATATAAACACAAACACAAACACAAATATAATAATAGTAGTAATCTTCATTATACTAATATCATTAGCTATTGCTGCAGTGTGGATACTTCCTAAGATATTTATGAAACCATCACCCCCATTATCTACTCCCCGTTAATCTATTCCCTCCTTCTTGAAGATCTCTTCTTCCTAAATCTTGATACTCTACCTTTACTACTTTTTTCTCTCTTAGCCCTACTTAATTCTTTTTTTGTAACTTCACTATGTGTTAATGGAGTATCTTTTGTTATACGTTTTGATGGTCTATATACACTTGATTTAGAAGTATATTTATATTTTCCTGTATCTGATTTCCAGTCCTCATCAAACCATCTTTTTAAGCGACTACTCTTACGCTTACATCCTTTGTAAGGTTGTTTTCTACTACCGTGTTTTTTACTAAATGCTTTTTTATAAGAAGATACGACCTTTCCACTTCTATATGCTGAATGTTTTTTAATCTTACGATATACTTTAGATTTTGTCTTTTCATACAATTTTTTATCAGTAGGTACGCACTTCCTTGGCATATTATATATTATAAGAATTCTTATAGATCATTTCAGCTAATAATTTCCCAGCTTTGTGATCTATAGGATAATGTACTCCTGCTACTATACGAGATATTCCTCCCATTTCTGTCACTTCTTTTAGTTCTTTGGCATCTATACCTTCTCTATCTTTTAATAACAAATAAAAGTAATGATATTGTGTAGAATGTCCAGATGGATAACTGGGAGTTTGAGCACTTGCTAAATAAACATCTTCAATTGTAGGATCTATTGAAGCAGGTCTTGCTAAGTTAAAATAGTCTTTCAATGATAGAATAATATTCTCCATAATATTTAAATGTTTTTTGTATTCTTCTTTGGAAATGTACTTATTAAGATTATCATATAGGTTATCATATTGATAACCTATCTTTTTCCTTTTTTCAAAAGTATTATACGGTTCTTGTTTATGTAAATCTTTTATTTGTTGTATTTCTTTACTTACATCCATAGTATTGAGTAGATCTTGTAATTTTGATAAATATTTGTTAGGATTTTTCATTCGTATTTTATCATCGAAATATACTAATATTACCATTACAACCATTACTATGACTAAGAAAATTTGAGAGTCCATTAACAATCTATATATGAAGCACAACTACTCCTCATAGTAAAACCTTTAATTTTATTACTTAAACATCTCTTCTTACTGAATCTTCTTGGTAATCTAAATACTTTTTTGTCTGTTTTTATGCTTACAACAATCTACTATAGATCCTCCACTCATCTTTTTATATTTAGAAAGCCATTTATCAAAAATATATACAGCATCTTTTAAATTTTCTATACTATCTTCATTATTTGTTCTATCTAACATAGATGAAGCTCTATTTCTCATAGCAAGAATTCTCCACATAGCTTGAGTACTATAATATTTTTTAAGATCTTTATTATTTTCAATATATTTTTCCGGAAGTAGGGTTTTTGGAGTGTATCCAGGAACTTTTTGACACTCTTTTAAATCTTTAAAATATGTATCTACTATTTTTATAGTATCTTTAGCCGCCTGTTCATCTTTAAACTTTAAACCTTTTACTGTAGTTTTTTTGTTTTTGTCGCTATATAATTCCATTATATTATATTAATTAGCATATAAAAAAATGAAAAATGCTATAATTTAGTAACCAACGATTCTAAAGCTACACAGAGTGTACTTTATTGCCTGACTACTATAGTCAACCACTCCACAAGCCTTTTCGTGAGAAGGAAATGGAGTCTCACGCCTCGATGGTCCTGTTCAAGGGAAATGAGGTCCTCGTCAGGAAGGATGCCGTAACTGGAAGGTTCCGTAGCTCTTGGGACACGAGGGATTTCAAGATCCAATACAGGCGTACTGCAAACAACATCGCGTCTATCAAGAAGCTGATCGAGCGTAAGACGCCGAACCTCTACAAAGCTTTCATAGAGGGCAATATGAAGAACAAAAAAGGGGAAAAAATCATGCGTCTGGACCGAGAGAAGGGCAGTGGTGCCTCCGTTAAGGCTTACAATGATGCCTTCGGTTCTATGCATGTCATCTGTAGGGGAGGCAAACGCCGACAGTTCACTACGGCGTACTGTTTCCTCGCAACCGATGTCGACTACAAGCTCCCCCGCGGATACCATTGGGTATCTCTCTTGGAGTACTTCGGTAATCAGCATAAGACCGAGACGGACGACAGTCTTACCATCGCAAGTGCTCTCCACCATTTCGCTTATGAAGATGAGAAGGGCAAGAAGGTTGATTGGGAGTATTTCCACGGTCGTGTCGCTTTCGCACCCATCTTCAATGTTTTCAAAAAGTGGTAGTCTATATGAGAGGCCCCTCCTGGGACTGCCTTCAACTACTACTCTTGCGTGATATAGCGTCGTAGAAGCTTATAGCTCCGATGCCTCTTACGTTTCAAAAAATAATATTTTTTTTATATTAATTAACGTATAAAAAAATGAAAAATGCTATAATTTAGTAACCAACGATTCTAAAGCTACAGCTTCTGTACTTTATTGTCATTCCTCTGCTCCTCTGCTCCTCCGCTCTTCCTCTTTTCGCCTAAGATGAGTTTGTTTGTCTGTCATACATGCTTCAAGCCGTTCGCTACTGATCGCCAATGCAGGGATCATATGAAAGCCAAGAGGCATGGACTTTACCATCTGGACCGTACTCCTAGGCGCTTTCGGGTGTGCGATGTGTGGGAGAAGGACCGATTCTGGGGCTTCGGCTGCGGCCGTAGCTTCGGCGGGTGCTGTGGTATGGGACCTGACACTCCTTGTGGGAGCATCCTTCATATTGGGAACTATGATGTCCCTTATGGATTGGAGAATAAGTGTCTGAAGCTACAGAAGTTCCGTGCCGCTCGTGATGAGCGTCGGGACCGTGAGGCGGCGTCTACACCTATGATGACATACTCTGGTGTTGGCCTCTACGATGTAGATGCGTTGTTGATGGATGTAGGTGTGACATCAGAGTCAGTTCTTACGTACCATGGGTTGGGAAAAAGGCGGTTCTTCAAGTGTGCTAAAGAGGGAAATATGCGGGTCTACGTCTCTATTACACACGATTCCACTTCTGTGGCATTCGATGTGGATCCAGACACCACTGTTGGGGAGCTGACTGTGATGGTGTCCAACGCACTTAGTTGAGCTCACTCTAACCTAGAGCTCCGGTACCAGAGTTGTCGTTGAGCTCACTCTAACCTAGAGCTCCGATACCAGAGTTGTCGTTGAGTTCACTCTAACCTAGAGCTCCGATACCACCTATGCGTTAAAAAAAAGATTTATCTTTTTGTATTAATTAGCATATAAATCTTTATTTTGTTTATACTTTTTATAATATATATGAAAGGTAGTGATATTATTTATAATGCTATTCGTAAATATACAAATTCAGCATTTATCTACAGTGGTGGTGCTATAATGCCATTAATTGATAAGTTTTATAAAAGTTCATTCAAAACTTATATTAATTCTAATGAACATTGTACAGCATTATCTACAGTGGGTTACGCAAAAAGTACTGGAAAACCTGGATTGTGTATAGTTACATCAGGACCTGGTATAACAAATTGTTTAACTGGTATAACAGATGCTTATACAGATAGTACTCCTATGGTAGTATTATCCGGACAAGTAAGTACAAAAAATTTAGGTACACAAGCATTTCAAGAAGCTCCCGCAGTAAAAATGTCTAAATCTGTAACAAAATGGTCTTATCAACCTAGAACTACAGGAGAATTGGAAAAATGTATTCATGACGCATTTCATATAGCATTATCTGGTAAGCCTGGTCCAGTTCATATAGATTTATGTAAAGATTTATTAGTAAATGAAGCAATAGAGTATGATTATGATACAAAAATAATAGACAAAGATATTGAAGATGAAGTTGAAGTGAATATAATGGATATTATTGAAATTGCTGAAGTAGTAAATAAATCTCAAAAACCTATATTTATATTAGGAAAAGGATGTATTGAATGTACAGACTTAATTAGAGATATTGTAGCAAAATGTAATATACCAGTAACTACTACAATACACGGAATGGGTATTATAGATGAAACTTCTAATTTATCTTTAAAATTTCTTGGTATGCATGGAAACTATACAGCAAATAAAGCAGTACAAAATTCTGATTGTATTATTAATTTAGGATCAAGATTTGACGATAGAATTACTGGTGACATAACTAAATTCGCAAAAAAGGCTAAAATTATTCATTGTAATATTGATAAAAATGACATAAATAGAAATGTTATGGCTGATTATTCTTATGTAGGTACTGTTAATAAATTTCTATACAATATTAAACCATTCTTAGACAAAAAAGATAGACATGAATGGTTTAGTATGATATGGACATGGAAATCTCAACATAAATTTAATTATAAAAGACTATCTTACGGATCTATCAAACAACAAGATATTATTATAGAATTAGATAAATATATGGATAAAGGGAATACAATTGTAACATCTGGAGTAGGAAATCATCAAATGTATGCTTCTCAATTTATAGATTGGACTCATCCTCGTAGATTTTTAAGTTCTGGTTCGTTAGGTGTAATGGGAGCAGGACTTCCATATGCTATAGGCGCTCAAATTGCTAATCCTACAGCAACAGTAATTGATTTGGACGGTGATGGTTCATTTAATATGTCTCTATCGGATTTAATAACAGTTGCTCGTTACAAATTACCTATCAAAATGATTGTGTTAGATGATGCTTGTTTATCAATGGTTAAGGTCTGGGAAGACTTGTTTTATAACAAAAGATTTGTAGCTACTGACTTACCACGCAATATTAATTATTGTCAATTGGCTGAATCTTTTGATATAAAAAGCATATACTGTGAAAGTAGAAAAGATATACAAAAAAGTATAATAAAGTTATTAAAGTGTAAAGAGCCTGTATTGGCACATTTTAAATGTGAGACTGATTACTGTTTTCCTTTAGTGCCACCAGGTGCGGGATTAGATGAAATGATATTAGATACACAAGATATAGAAATTCCTTCTGATATTAACTTACCTCCGTCTTAAACTTCTAAGAAATAGAAAGGAGAGTATTCATTTTCGTTTTGTAATGCTATAAGATTTAAAGAATGTTTTCTACCAATCCTTTGCGCTCGTCCTACTATTTGTGCTGTAACTTCTGCTACTCTTACTGTATGATAAAATATTAAATGTGTAGCAAATTCTAAATCTAAACCGGCACATATATCTTGTGAAGGGATTAACATAACATTAGTATCTGTATATTGAAATTTATTAAGCTCTCTTTTTATATTTTTAGAGTTAGTCCCTCTTAAAACTGTATTTTTTATATTATATTTATTTAACATATGTGATATGTTAGATGTAATATCTGAATATTTAGTAAAAACAACAAATTTATTAGGTATATCTTCTGGCTTTTCCAATACATCATCAGATTCAATTACGTTAGACATATCTAAACCTATATTTTTTTTATAATTCATATACTGTATATTTTTATTACCTCTTATAATAGATAATAAAGCTTTTTGTTTTGGTAATAAACCAATTTCATCATCTACTTCTTCACCTTCACATTTTGGACAATAATTTCTTAATTTATTAAAAGCATCTTCATAGTCTGTATTAATAAACTCTTCTAACGATATATCCTTTGGCATACGTATGAAACTATGTTTATCCAATTTAACACTACAATTAGGACATCTATCTATAAAAATATTTGTATCATTACGAAGCATACAATATTTACACAGTAATACATTACAACATTGTAATATAAATTTATCATCTTCGGGTTCGCAAAAACATTTACCACACGTACCATCTTCCATATTTCTTTTAATCCTTTCAAGAATATTTTTAAAGTTACCAGCATTATCTTTACATTCATTTAGATACTTTTTTATATCAGCAAATTCAGTCGATGTTATAAACTCTTCGTGACGATTTAACTTATTAATGTATTGTGTCCATTCCTTTTGATCTTTAATATCTTTAATAAAATCTAATGGACTTTTATGTTCATTCATAACCATTTCTTCTTCAGTACGTATATCATCTCTAACGAGTGTGTGAAAGTTATCGTCTATAATAGAAATTACTCTTTCAAGTTGATCACAGAGTTTTATAAAATGTTCATAAGACTGTTTGTTTTTATGAATCAAAAGATATAGGAACTCTCCCAACGATGAACAGTTTCTACTCATTTCCAAACTTGCTGCTGCTCCTGAAATATCTCCTGAATTAATTCTTTCAGAAACATCAGGAGGATAGCTAAGATTATTTAATATTTGATTAACAGTTCTTCCATATTTAAATATATAACTATGAAATATAATCTTAGGAATATTTACATTTAAATTAGATCTAATTGCTAAATTAGATAATATAGGATCTTTTATTACATCCATAATTCTATGGTTTAATGCCGATATATCATAACATTTAGAAGTATGATACGTATGTCTAGACATATTATAAGAATTTCTATGAAAACGAGTAGTAGCGGTTGTAGATATGAGCCAAATAATCCTTGCTGGTATTAGCATATCATTATTGATATTGATACTATCAAAATCATCTATTATTACTCTTTTCCATACTTTATCTGTACTTAATATAGATAATACAGTAATATTCGTAGATTCTGACCAGTTTAGTACACTTTTACCATATGGTAGATAATAACCTGGTCTTAATTTTCTATATACTAATAATACTAAATCATATCTATATAATGTATTATTAATTACATTAACTAATAACTTATCTAAATCATCTATATTATTTATTACTAAACAATTTATATTAACTTTTTCTATATGCTTTAACCATTGATGAAAAGTAGAAGGTGATACAATTACTAATGTAGTATCTACATAAAATGGACGTTTAACGTGTAGTTCCAATATCTCATTTTTTGTTTCTTTATAAGATTCATTGTTGAAAAAACTATACCAATTTCTATCTATAGGAGTTGTTTTTAACTTTATAAGGGCTAATGATACTACTGTTTTACCAAAGCTAAAAGGTGCTGCCAAACATAGTTTATTATAACATACTTTATGATATTTATCAGAACCACTAACTATAATATCTTTTTTACTTTCTAATTCTTTCATAAGATATAGTACTTGTTTTTGTTCTGGATATAAGTTATATCCAAAATCAGTATCATCAATAGATTCTTCTTTTGGTGTATTATAATAATTTTCAATAAGATTTAATTGGTTAGTTCTCTCCAATGTATACTCCATTACTATATATATATATAGGTATATTGTATTTAAATAGCTTTAAAAGCTAATCATAGCGATAAATTAACACCACCTATTCCTAAATAGTACTTATTTAAGTATATACGATGACAGACAATATTTGTACAATTGATGAAAGAAAGAAATGTGTAGATGGTACACAATCAGAATTATGGAAAGGAATTAAAAATTTCCAAAAATACGAAATAAGCACTTTTGGTAATTTAAAAAATAAGAATACACAAAAAAATATTAATCCGAGTAATAGAGGTGGATATTTAGTTGTTAATATATCAGGTGATGATTTTTAAAATCATCCTATGAAAATGCATAGATTAGTTGCTTTAAATTTTATACCTAATCCTGAAAATAAATATACAGTTAATCATATTGATCATAATAAATCAAATAACCATATTAATAATTTAGAATGGTGTACAAATCAAGAAAACCAAATACATAAAGTCAATTCTAGATTAGTAAAAGTAAAACCAATTATACAATATGATTTAAATCTCAAACTGAAGCATCAAAAGCTTTAAATATCCCGATATCTAATATTTCAAAATGTTGTCGTAATGTAACTAAAGTGACAAAACCTGATCGTTATACTTTCAGATTTAAAACTGATAATGTTTTAGATATACCCAGAAAAATATAATTGAATACGTATTACCTTATAATATATGTTATCAATATCTAATTCTGGATTGTTAATAGATAAAAAAACATTTGAAAAACTTATTGATAAATACAAGATGAAAAAGTTTACAGTTAGGGAAAGGTTACCACAAGGAACTCCCAGTGTTATACAAAGACATCCCAGAGTTTTAAAGTTATTTAAATCTTCAAAAGATCATATTGTTTTAGCAAGAGGGTTATTAGAATTGGTACAAAAGAATACAGATATAAAATTAGATGTAAAATTTAATAAGTGTAGAAAATTTGATAAATTTTCACTCGGTGATAATCTTGCTTCTCATCAAGAGGTTGTATTAAATGAAGTTGTTTGTAGATTTTCTAATGAAGATAAATTCGGAAGCTATTTAATGCAATTAGCTCCAGGTTTAGGGAAGACTCGTACAGCTATCGCAATAATTGGACAAGTTGGTGCTACTACATTAGTTGTAGTTCCATGTAAGCATATAGCATTACAATGGATAGAAGAAATGGAACAATTTACTCCTCATTTAAAAACTTGTATATACAATAATAAGACTAATCAATCTGCTCAGAATTTTGATGTAATACTATGTATTATTAATACAGCAAGAGATAAGGATTGTGACTTTTTCTCACAGTTTGCTTTTGCTATTATGGATGAAGTTCATGAACATATATCAAATTGTAATAAAGAAATATTATGGAAAACCTCTTGGTGTCGGTTTGTTTTAGGAATGAGTGGTACACTTGCTCCAAGTGACGTGAAGAATGAACTTTTACCTTACATCGAAGCTCATTTAGGTAAAGTAGTACACTCAAGAGATTTAGATGGCTTCGATACGGTAGCAAAAGAGTTTGATGTGAATGTTGAGATAGTTGAATATATTGGAAACGAAGAGTACCTAACTCCCGTTTTAAATGATGGTGGCACAATTTCGTTTGTGAACACATTATCAAGAATTATATCAGATCCACAGCGTATAGACTTAGTGTTAAATAAAATTCGTGAATTATATGACAAAAAATGTAATATATTTGTATTTGGAGAACATAGAGGATATTTAGATAATTTATACGAAAGATTAGTAAAAGTTTATGAAAAGGATGAAATAGACTTAGAATCTAATGCCGATGTTTTAAAAGGAGGCGCAACAAAAGATAAAATAGAAAAATGTAAAACGCATAGAATAATTTTAACTACTTTTTCATACAGCCGTAGAGGTATTGACTACTCACATCTTGATGCACTTGTGCTTGCAACACCACGTAAATCTGGTATCAAACAAATAATAGGTAGAATACTTAGATTTTCAGGGAATAGTAGCATACCTCGTTACATATTAGACGTTTGGGATAGCGCAACAGTGCTAAAATCACAATTATATGAAAGACAAAAAGTATATCGTTCAAGATTATATAAGATATCTAAAACGAAAATAGAAGGAAATTTATAATATAATATATTTATATATATAGATAAATGTTTAGCGTAAAAATGAGTATAATTTTGATATTTTTATGTGCTTTAATACTATGTATATTAAAGATAAAATGCTCATTACGAAAACCATCATATAAATACTATCCAAGGATAATAGTCGGCGGAGACAATAGATATAGTATTTCTCCAGATTTAAGATTAAAACTTATTTCTAATGATATTAATGATATATTAACGATTAAAGATTCTTCTCGTCCGTGGATAAAAAATTATTTTTTCGGTTTAATTAACAAAATTAGTCTACATCATCAGGAAATGATAAATAGAAGCACAAATTACTTTCCTTATGAGATCCCTCCAGATAAAAAACTGATAAAAAATACTTTAAATAATATAAAATATACATCAATATTAAAAGAACGTTCTCCCAATAGTGATATTGATGAAAGGATAAATAAAATTGCCGATGCTATAAATAAATACAAAAAAATATCATATACAATAGAAAGACAGAATGATAGAACTATTGTAAAAACAAAAACTACATCAATTCCGATAGAGAATAAATTAATTTCAAAATACAAACAATTAGCAGTTTCTAAGGAAGAGGTTATAGGAATGTTAATACGTTATACAGCGGATAATCCATATAAAGAAGGAGAATTACTCAGCGTATCAGGTAGTTTATTATCAGTCGATCCTTTAATATATAGACAGATATCAAAAATGTTTAATGATAAATCTGTTGAATGTTTTGCTTCTCCAATTAATAATACATTAAATTATTGTTCAATATTTAATAGAGATTGTATTTTTTCTGGATGTATTGGTCAATTGACTATAGATGTTATTAAGAAAAGAGAAAATACAGTATTTATAGCTAATCCTCCATTTGATAATATGAGCGTAAAATATGTAGTTAAACTCGCAAAGTCTATGGTTAATTCTACAATGATTATTATACTTCCAGCAAAAGATATAAAAGTTTTTAGTTATACTTGGGGACGTAAAGGTCACGGCAATGATTTTGATTTTGATACGATAAAGGAGTTGATAAAAATGGAAGGATTTAAAGGAATGCTTAGTATTCCTGCTTTATTTATGTACTATGTATCATTAGATAATAATAAAGTCAATATAACATTTGATACATTATTTATTATAATTTCAAACGATAAGACAAAAGATGATGATTTCTTTACAAAATTAAAACATATGATATATGATAGTATTTCTGAAAATAGAATAGAGACAAAGATGAAAAAGTTTAATGTAGGAAAACTTGATAGATCTAAACTTATTAAACATTTTGATGATAAAATTACAGATAAATTATTAGAAGATATTGATATTGGTCGTGAAAAAATGCTTAAAGTATTAAATTGATTCAGTATCCAGTATTCTTTCCATTAAACTTCTATCATCTATATATTCGTCAAATGCTCTTTTTAACATATATACTACTATTCCTACAATCGTTGTAATTGATATTAATAGTAATAGCATTTAATATAATAGAATCTAAGAAAATACAAATATATAGTATGGTATTCATTAAAACAAATATTCCATATGAAGCTTTATCATTAGAAGAGAATGAAGAATTTAAATCATATCTTATGAATGAAGATCATTATAGTCTATTAAAATTGGTTAACAAAAAAATAGCTTATAATAAAGAATTGATGGTTGGAATATGGAGTTATGGAGATATATATTTACCTAGTGGGAAAAAACCTTCGGTTGAACCAAAAGGTAAATTTGTACCTAATTCCTATATGTTTAAATCATTGGATAAAGCTGATATCATTATATCACATAGATATAATGATACTTATGTAAAAGAACTGAGGGTACAGTTTGTACCCCTTCCTCTATAGTTATATTTATATTACAAAAAAATATATAAAATAAATATTTTTTGTACTAATATCTATACGTAGGTTTATATATAGAACATTTTGTTTTAATAAAAGATTGTACCTTTTCATCTAAATCGGGTGTATCTCCTAATTTTTGTTTAAGATAATTCTTTACTATTCTACACTCTTCTAACTGATCGTAGTCGTGTTCTATATAATTTGATTTTAATTCGGGGTATAATTGTCTTCTTTGTTCGCAATTATACCAATATAATTGATTATCTATTTTTTTGTTAGAATAGTTTTTATATAACTTGCCATCAGTAAATAGTCTAAGCTCGGGAGAGAACTCGCCAAGCCACGGAGTTGTATGAAGGTCGCCATCAAAATATTCAGTGATATCTGAATTTGCTTCCCACGGTAATCTAAATTTTAATGAACTCATTACGAAATTACTATTCTTTACCATTAATTTTTGTGTTTCCATATCATTTATAATAGTATTATCAGCAATCTTAATATCTTGCTTACATGATTTAGTAAATCCTCTGATATCGCTGATAAATAATACATTTTTACCATTAAATTCTAAAGCTATTTTTGGAGTAAAAAATTTTTTATGCTTTTCTACTTTCATACTATTTTTACATACAGTATCACTAGGATCATAAAATATCCATTTTTTGATATTAGGAAAGCAATCTATCAAAGTATCTAAATGATGACCTGGTGCTGATCCTATATAAAGAACGGTATCGGATAAATGCCCGTACAAAGTTAAGAACTCTATTTCAGTAACAAGTAACTTTCTTTGTCCTGATTTATAATTATATTTATTTTCTCTAATTCCTGGATTATTTTTTGGTTGATATTGTAATTCTTTAGTATCATCTTTGATAATCATATCTATATTTATCACTTAAATATATTCAATTAACTATATACGATGAAAGGTATCGTTATAATAATTATATTAGTTGTGGTACTTACTTTTGTCATTAAAAAAAATAAACAAAAAAATAAAGATAAAAATATTGAACTTAATAACGTAACAGATGAATCTCAAATAAGTGAATTCGGTAATAAATATTCTAAAGAGATTTATCAAGAACTAGAGGATCACTCTACTATCCCTAGGTATAATTACCAGTAACAGCATACTTAGTATTGTGAATAGAATCAGGGAATGCGTCAATTGTGTTCTTAACTACACTTTTTAGCGTAGGCATTATCTCTGCTCCCATTATTAATACACAGATCATACCAACTATTCCCATAAATCCTCCTACTACATACCACGCCGAAGGAGATGTATTAGTCTTAGCTGTACTGAAAATACCAAAGCTAGACCAATCCCAACCTAATTGAGCGTTATATGAAATAAGTAAAATTATCATCATTGTTATTAATACTAAACATATAGTAGCTCTTATTCCAACATTCCATCTTTGTGTAGGACGATCACCGCCTTTACTTAACATAGTTTTCTATATATATATATTGATTTAAAATTTATTTTATAGAATTTATTATTTTTAAAACTTTTGGATTATTAAGTGGAAATTCTGTATAACCTTCTAATTTTTCATCATAAACAAATAGATCATAACCGAATGGAGATTCGTTATTTTCTTTATAATAAAATTTACTACCTTCATACTCTATTAATCTTACTTTAACTTTACTTTCTGTTGTGTAAGTACGACACGGATCATTAGGATCGTCTATGTCAGCACTAACATCTGAAGAATTAAATAATGGTACATTATCTGGAAGGCATACTCTACAGTTATCATAATTATTTACTATACACTCTATACTTACCTCTTTAATAGCCTTTTCAAATTCTTTTATCAAATTCATCTTTTTTTGTGATCTTATTAAGAATTGCATATCAATAGTAGTATCTTCGTTAAGTTTTACTTTATCTGAAGTCTCTTTATTTTCTACAGATACATAGATTATAGTTTTGACATTGCGATCTGTTTCTGGTAAATTAGAATGTGAGCCTTTTCGAATAGCTCTTCCTTGAATTTGTATAATTCTTGCCATATCCCAATATGGTTCTAAAATATGTACCTCTCTAATATGTTTTAAATCTAAACCTTCTGCTCCTGTTTTTGATACTAACAAAACAGATATAACATCTCCATACATATTACTTCCATCATTAAATGTTTTTACAACCAAAGGACGGTCAGCGGGAGGAACTTTTCCAGATATGACAGCAAATCTTAACTTATGAGTAATCTGTTGTCCATATTCAGATGGTAACCATTCAACAAATCCTTCTAATTTTAGATATCTAACAATAGCATTCAGTCCACCTTTAATAAATTGAGAATAAACTAAAGCAGGTTTTTTACCTTTTTTCAAATTCTGTACTAACCTAAACATCTTTGGTGAATTATCTTTAGTAAAATATGAATCATCTATTTTTTCAGCATCTTCATTAGCTATTTCTAAAGGTGGAGCAAAATTTGAAATCGTTCTACTTTCTATATAATAAGATGCTGTACCCTTTCCAGAAGATGGTAGTGACATATTAGGTGTATCTCTCATTTTTTGAGAATGTGGGCTTTTTGCTCTTTTGCTTTTCTTTTTCATAGAAAGTTTATCTTCTCTATCTCTAATCGATACATATCTTAAATATTGATCTTTAGACATTTCTATCTTTTCAACTGTTATACCTAAATCTTTAGGTCTGTCATTATCAACTAATTTATCTTTATCATCTCCTGGAAAGTTTGGTAAATCTGATCTAACATATGAAACTAAACCAAATAACCTATTTTGTAATTTATTCTTATTCTTTATATGTAATCTTTTTTCTATATATTGCTCTTCAAACGTATCATAATTAGAAGGTAAAGTTTCTGTACCAGTCAACATATTCACGGCACAAGCTAATTCAAATGGATCTTTTGTAATAGGACTTCCCGATAAGAATAATATCTTTAAATCTACAGCACTCATAATCATATTGTACATAATCTTTGCATTAGATGATGCTTCTCCTGAATTGATTATTGCTTTAAAAAAATTATGAGCCTCATCTACTATAAGTAGCTTATTATTTAATGTACCACTCTTTGCTTTTAATTGAGCAGATGAATTATACGCATCCATTGATACAAAGTTTAATCTACCTTTTATCTTATCGGCAAGTATTCTATCTTCTATTAATTTATCTATAGTATCTAAAAAATTTTGATGTAATGACTTTGGTATTAATAGAACAGGTTGTTTTATATCCATTAATGCTATCATTACAGATACTGCCAAAATAGTCTTTCCAAGACCAGTTTGATGCCATATTAATAATCCTCTACTTGTATCTCTTTCTCCTGTAAGTCCAAATGTTGGATCTATAAAATATTCTCTAACTAAGTATTGATGGAATAGCAAAAAAGGCTTTTCTATATTTTTATATCTTTCATATATTTTTTGTATTTTATCTGATAAATGTATAGGAAATGAAGTGTTGTTCCTTTTTAGCATTGCTATATATATAGAAATGCCCAAAGTTAAGTATTATATTTCTAAAACAGATGATATTAATGATCAAGAATATAATGAATATAGTAAAATAATTAAGGAAATACTCACCCATCGTTCGGGATGGATAAAATCTCCATATAACTATGAATTTGTTTATGACGAAACAAAAGAAGATGGTGATATAATGCCTCCGATTAAGGTTGAATTTTATACTAACGAAAATTTAGTAAATAAAATAGGTAATAGCTTAAATAAACTTAGTGCCTATGATCCTACTAAACTTCCTAATAAGCATGGTATATATTTTAATCTTGACAATTGGGACGGAGGTCCTCATAAAACAAAAAGTGGTGTAGAACAACCTTTTCCTGACGATATGGGACCTCCATTAGATACTTATAGATATTATGTAGTAAATCACGAGTTCGGTCACGCTTTAGGACTTGATCATCCTAATCTTTCAAAAGACATTGTAAGTGTAATGTACCAAGGCACAAAAGGATTAGAATGGTTAAGGATAAAAAATCCAAATAGAAATTATGTTTGGTTTCCTGGTCCAGACGAGGAAACTGGCAATCATCTTAATTATAAAAAAGCTAAAGGAGGAGGGGTACAAAAAAATTGTATGAACAGACTAACTATGATAATTATGTTAGTATTATGCGCGATATTTATAATATTTCTTTTTGCTAAGCATATTAAATCTTTCTTCTCTTCTCAATCTCCTCAAAAGAAACGACTTTACAATGATCGCTACAATAGAAAGAGTTACAATCTTGACATTTATAGATAGGAGCATATCTACAGTATTTACAATTATATAAAGTTCTTACGACTGATTTAGTCAATATTCTGTTACAATCTTTACA